CAAGTTCTTTGGCAATTGCAGCAATAACAATCGATTTACCGAAAGCAGTTGGTGCTACGATAATCGATGGTTTCATTTTTGGAGTTCGTAAAAACTCAACTCCAATTGCTACTGGTTCTATTTGATTCTTTCTTAATTTCAAAGTCCTAAATCTTTTCTAATATCTTCTTTTACTACTCGTAAGTATTTTGCTCTTTTCTTTGCATCTACAAATGGTACAGACCAAAATTGTTTTGTTTTAAACCACCTCGATGGTTTCCATCCAAATACAAATGTATATACTCCCATTACTAATCTTAACTTAACTGAATTAAGATATAAAGTAATGACGGGTAACATTGGTGCTCCATGTGTTATATATGTTCTAACTTTCTTATCACTAAGAAATGGTTTTGGATAAGCATACTTACCAAACAGAGGTACAAACTTATATGCAAATCCTGGTGTAAGAACTTCATCAAAGAATGTTTCCATCTTTGGTGTCATTCTAAACCACCACACTGGTGATACAAAGTAAATATGAGTTGACCAAGTAACCAATCTCTTATATTCTTTTATTAAATCTTCTCGGTTTCTATGTAGTTTATCATCATATACATCAATAACCTCAAACACTTCTTTGTGTCTTTTCATTTGTCTTACAATAGTTTTAAATATACCATTGTAACAAAATGATTTTTGGTCAGGATGTCCTATTACTACTAAATGTTTTTTTGTGCTCAATTTACTTTAATTTATATTTCTTTTTATATCGTTCTACAAAAGAAATTCCTACTCCTATATCAAGTATTTCATTTTCTTTTGGTATAAGTGGTTTTCTTTTTGTGGTAGTAATGATATCATCAACTCGTGTGTTCTCAAATACTTCCATTATAACTTTTGAGTTTTTACGAGGGCCCTTATGAACCACTACTATTTCTAATATTTTATTTGTATTAGCCATTAGTTATTAGACCATATATAATCATAGAAATTAAAATACCACCCAAACCTAAACATCCATATGTCATTACTTTCAAATTGTCTGAATATTGTTTATCACTTCTACCCTGCCTACTTCTATACTGTCTTTCTTTTTTTGGTTCAAGTTCATCAATTAAAAATCCTATTCTCTCTTTTGCAATGTATGGAGAATCTTCTTCTAATAATTGTTTAATCTGTTTTAAATTTTTTTTGATATATTCCTTTTCCATATTATAGTTTGTTATCGTGATGTCTTTGTTTAATCTTTTTATATTTCTTTTTAAGATTCTTAACATCAGCATTTTTTCTCTTTTCTATCGTATCAACAACTTCTTTTGTTTTACTTCGTTTCTCTCTTGCCGATTCTGATTTTTGTAATCGTTTTCCTCTATCCATAATTAAATAAATTTATTAATATTAATTTTCTTTTCAATATCTTTTAATTTTTCTTTCATGTAATATTTTGCATACTCTTTCATTAGTGTATCCAACATTGTGTAATGAGAAAAAGCATCCGATTCTATCGGTTTGTTTTCCCATTCATTTTCATCCAACCAATCTTTGGGTTCTAACATAACTCACATTCTGGCATAAACCAAACGATTAGTATGATTACAATAATAGCAATTATTGTTACTAATACTCTAACTGGTCTTGATTGTTGTTCTTTCCAAGCTTTCACTTTTAATCCCCACTTTGTACCAACTCTACCAGCCCAATCAAATCCTCTACCAACTAAATCAAATGGTGGTACTTTTAAAATGGTTAAAAAGAAAATAAGGAATCCTTCGAATCCATATCCTTCTTGAAACATCATCCATATAGATGCTACTAAAAAATACCATCCTATGTATTTTTGTAAGTGTTGTTTTATTTTATTCATAACTCGATGTACTTAATAATCCACTATACTCACATTTATTAGAATTAATATATGGAAGTATAGATAATTCTTTTGCCTTAGCCTCTACCATAACATCTACATTGTTACCATATAAATCAGGTAACTCATTGATGTAATCAGAATGAGCCTGTGGTTTTAGTTTATCATTACCTTCGTGTAATTGTTTTGATTCTGAATAATGAACCATTGGTGTAATACCTTTAGGCCAGGTTGATATTGCCAACTCTAAAGCTTCTTGTTCTGATAAATCACCTGTGTTGAATTTGTGGTGATGATAATCAAATACAATAGGAATACCAATACGTTCATGTATGTACATTAAATCTTTTACTGAGTACATAGATGCTTTATCATCATTCTCTACTGTTAATCTTGTTTGTACTGATTCTGGTAATCTCTGAAAGTTCTTACAGAATCTATCCATAGCAGATATCTTATCACCATACACACCATTACAATGTATATTAAGTTTGTTATATGGAGTACGAGATAATCCCAACATATCAAATACTTTACCATGTAATGATAAATCAGTAATAGTATTTTCTACAACGTGCTCACGAGGAGATACTAGTACATTGAAAGGACCAGGATGTGATGTAATACGAATACCATTATCGGTAGCATATTTACCACAAGCTTGTAGTATTGTTTCGATACGTTTATAGTATGGAGAATTTTCAATACCATATTCAGAAGCCCAAGGAAATATATCCGAGGATAATCTGAAACATTTAATGTTGTGTTTATTGTTCCATTCTAAGATAGTGAATAAATCTCTAGCATTTTGTAAAGATAATTCACCAGCATAATCAATACCTTTCTCTAAGAAGGTACGTTTAATCATTGAACGATTGGTAGTAACTTTTGGTTTCTGTTTACCAAGAGTCATGTTGATACAGGCATAACCTAAATTCATAATATATAGTTTTACGTTTTATTTACAAAGTAAATATACGAAAAATATTTGATATATCCAAATTTTTAGTAAGTTTTTTTTGTAAAATCGTCTGGATACTTACTTTTTATTTCATTAAGAGCAGCAGGATTGCCTCCTCTGTAATTTAACCAATAGTTTATTGCCTCTCTATCGTTAATCCATCTTTCTCGAATATTCCAATCAAACCAAGGATGTAAGTAATATGGTTTACCATCGTGGTTATGTTTCCAATTACCCATATCATATGCTTTTCTTTTTTCTTCTTCGGTAATTATACCATCTTTATTTATATCTTCATCAATCACATCATCAGAAACCATATCGTTAAGAACCACATCCAATGCGTGTGATTCATCGAATTCATCTTGTATCTTTTGAAACTGATTGAAAGATTGTTCTTTATCATTTGTCATTCCAGCAACTGTAAATAGTTCATCACTATCATCACTTTCATATGAATCTTGTCTTTCTAAGAAATCTTTTACATCAGGTTCGTTAGCCCATTCCTCTTCTTCGTCATCTAATTCATCTTCTTCAGGTACTTCATCATATAACTCTCTCTTACGAATTACTTTATCTTTTTTAACAATTCCCCTATCAACCAATACTGCGTTGTTAAAAGCAATTACAAGTGCAACGGCCAATGGGTCAAATACAAAAATAATAATTAGAATAAACCAGTTGATAATCTGGTCCATTGGTTTGTTAAGTAATCCACTAAGATATTCTAATGGGCCTAATTCAGATGATACACCTTCCATAGATTCTAAATCTAATATCTTTAACTGAATAGATTGTAATGAATCCGATGCTACTTCTCTTTTCGCTTGAACACCTTTACGATTTTCTTCTTCAACTTCGATACGTTTAGCTGCCATCCTAAGTTCGGAAGTAGAGATGGTTGTTCTAACGCCCCCAACCACCGAGGTGTCTCGTACTTGGATTGATTGAGATTTCGCATTAGAAAGAGTACTAATGTTACCACTAATTCTTTTAAGTTCTTCATCATACCTTGATACATCATCACCCCAAAATTGTTCTTTTTGTTGTAAGAATGCTAATTGTTTTTCTTTTACACTATACTGATTAAATGTATCTTGAAATGCTGATGTTAGAAATCCATAGATACCTAATGATGTTATAAGAATTAGGATAACTACTGCAATACTTAGATAGATTCTAAATGATTTGTTTATCCTTTCCCAATAGTTGTAAAGATAACCAGCTGTAATTAGTTTTGCTAGTTCCAATGAACTTGCCATTATTATTACAGAAAAAGATGCTCCAGCAAATAGTTTAGATAAACCACTAACTGAAAAGAATGCAGCATTGAACGCTACGAACAATGCGGATAATCCTAATAATAAAGTTCTAAATTTCATAAGGCTATCCCCTTAATACTACTTCCCTTACTTCGTGTAGTGATTTAAGTACTTCTCTCAAGTAAACATCAGCTTGTTTAGAATCAGCTGGTCTTTCACCTGTAACCATTTCTTTTACAATCTTAACTCGTGTTTCCATCGATTCGATTGTATCATCTATTTTTGATTTGTAGATATCTTTCATTTGATATAGTTTATTGTGTAAGTATAAATATTAAGATATAAAAAAAGGGGAAATTAATCCCCTTTTCTTAAGTTTGATTATCTGAGTTTAATAAGAAATCTTTAAAGACTTTGCCTTCTTGTTTACTTTCTTATCAATAAGGAGAGTGAGTAACCCATTATCAAATTTAGCAGTTGTTTTTGTACCATCGTAATCAGTACCAACTGTTAAAACTAAATCAATATCTTTAACAAATGAAGATGCATCTTCTCCTTTTTTAGATTTGATTGTAATTTCTTCATCAGTAACATCTACTGTAATATCTTTTGGATTATGTCCAATAGTGTTAACTGTAACTTTTTGTTTACCATCTTCTAATGTTGTTGCTTCAAATTGTGAATTCAATCTATTAGTTGGTTTTGTTGTGTAGATATCCTTAAAGAAGTTATCTACGAAATTTTCATTAATTGTGTAAAACATAATTTTCCTTTTTTTTTAGTTAAACATTTACATATTATATTACCAAATCTATACCAATCTATTTTGTCAACGTATAGTATGACATTTTGTCAGTTTTGTCAAGGTATAACATGACAAAGTGTCATTCTATATCAATATTGGTTAGTGAGCGATATAAAACTTCCAATTCTTCTTCGGTTTTACAAACCCCCAATCCAAAGAAATCTGCAATCTCAATATAGTATTCTCCTTTTTTTAATCCAAGTTCTTCCCACTCATCATCAGCTGAGGATATTAGTACAGGACAATTTTCATCAGGATTATCTTTTGGTAGAGGTAATACCCAATAGGTATAAGTAAGCTGTTCTTCTTCACTTCCACCATCCTCTTCGGTTACCTTTTCCCAACCCTGTCTTTCAAACGTATCTTGTGTTATTGGCAAGAAGGGAAACTCTACGAACTTTGTTTTCATTCTAAAACGATTTTTATAGTATCTGAAGTTAGGTGTTCTCTAATTATACCTGTAACTATTAATGTATCTCCAACCATTGTGTTGATAGGAGCTATAACATTCATCACACTACCATCAATAGAATATGAAGATTGGTTTGTAACCTCAACTAACTCATCTTGATATACCCAATCTAAGTTACTACTCCATTCTACTTTTAGTGGATTGTACAATTCGTAATTATCAATCGTACCACTAATAGTGTGAATAGTTTGATTGGTATCTTGGTTTAACTCTAAGTGATAATATCCATTATCATCTATTGGTAACCTACCATCTATTTCTAAAGTTGGTTCTTGTAATACTAATACATCATCTGCTATCGAACAAGATGATAATAGTATTCCTATAATAAATAATCTAATATACTTTCCCATGTTGGAAATTCATTTGGTTTGTTATCGTTTTCCCAATCGTTACCGAATCTTAATAGTTTACCACTAAACTCACCAGCACCATTCTTTAATCTATCATCGATTAAGTAATCACCCATCAATAAATCTTTTCTGTGAGTGATGAACATTTTTTTGTGGAAGATATCACCGAAGTAATCTTCTATCCAAAATCTTTTATCAGTATTACTTTGTGGGTTACCCCATGGAGCTGAAGTAGCTATGAACAATTCATACTTACCACTATCGTGTAGTTTCTTTACAGCTTCGATGGCTCCTTTCATTGGTGGAGCTATTCTGAATAATCCTTGGATGTGGTCAGGAAAAGTTTCATACCTCCCCTTTAAATGTGGATGATTAGCAAACCAATCTTCAATTGCTTTACCAAAATCAACTAATACTCCATCCATATCGATGTAAACTATCTTTTTTTTCAATACCTTTTGTTTTTTAATGTTATTATTATCACTCATTTACTATGTAAATATACGAAAAATATTTGGATTTACCAAACTTTTTAGTGTTTATTTTTAATATTTTAATTTAAATTTTTTATTTATAACAAACCCACTATCAGTATTTTCCCACCAAAACATAGGGCCATATTCGTTATTTTCTCTTGGAGTATTTAATTGTGATTCAGAATAAAATGGATAGTACATATCATCATCACCATCTCCATCTATATCAGTAATATAAACTTGTAACTCTCCCATAAGAGTATGGTCTGTTTCAATAAAGTTTTCTAGGTAAGTATAACTTCCATTATTGTTTTGGAAATATCTTTGAGTAAAATACGATTTATTATTTTCTACAAGAAACCCACCAATTACCAAATCCCAATCACCATCGTTATCTCCATCTATTATTGCAAATCTTTCTGCAGACCATTCAGATGGTGTTCCTGATACATCGTATTTGAAATCCCAACCTGTATTTTCAAACGGAGTAGATATCACACCTACACTACTAGATACTGTAAGTGTTTTATTATGTGGTCCTAAGTTTACAAAATCTAAATTACCATCTATATCCCAATCAAACTTAATATATAATTCAGATATGAATTGTGGTTCTAATGTGGTGAGTATAAATGATTCGTTGTTTATGTTTTTAAAATACTCTCCATCCTGCATTGCTTTATGTAAAATATCAACATATCCATCTTTATCAAAATCAAACATATGAATACCAAATGAATTATAACTTGGGTCATCAAACATTTCTATAACATCATATTCTAAGTTATCGTTTGATATTAAAAGGTATGTGTTAATACCATAGAAATTTGGGTCTGCATTTTGAGTTTCCCATTCACCGAGATATTGTAAAACAAAATCCAAATTACCATCGTTATTAATATCGTGATAATCGAAGTATATATTATTTAAAGAATCTCGAATACTTGGATTGTATTCTTTAATATCAAACTCCCATATATCAGAACCTAAATAATCTTTTATATAAAAAATAGGAGGGGATGTTGTTTGGTTGTTAATTCGTTCCCATGTAATAATATCAGGAATATCATCTTTGTTTATATCATATGGTTCTTGCTTAGATTTAACTACATCATTCCAATTGATATTAAACTTTTCTTTATTAACAGATAAGAGTGTTGGTATTTCTGATGTAATTTCATTTTCAATATACATCTCTTCCGTTTCACATCCTAAAAGAAGGAATGTGAGGAGAACAATAAGTAGGTACTTCATTGGGTTATATTAAATCTTCTTTTATATGAGACCTAAACCCCATTACAGGTATATGACCAGTAATTTCGATTTCTCTTTTCTTAATAAATTGTTTGGATACTTTTAGGGTTTCTAAATCAGTTTCATTCATTACCCAATCTTTGAATAGGTAAGTTAATAGTTTACTTTTAATTGCTTTAATCATAATTTTTATTTTAATGTTTTAACTTATTTACTATGTAAATATACGAAAAAATTATGATATATCCAAATAAAAAGTGAATTATTTTTTAAATTATTTCTTTTTTTAACGTAATCTTATCATTGAAAGAATGAGTTACGTTTGGTTTTCCATGTACCTTGTTTAGCTCTTCTAAGAATTGTGAGTATTCTGAATGAGATGAGTTATGTATTTCTTGTTCTTTAAAATTATTTTGTTGTTCAAATTCTCCCCACTCCACAATAGGATTAAAAAATATAGTAAATTTTTTATCACTTCCTTTCATTATAGATTGTATAAGGTTGTAAAAGTTTTTCATATCTTTATAATTTCTTTGTTGTACTACAAAGGAAAATTGTATGGATTTTATTGTTGGTATAGTTAACACAAAATTAATATTGTTCATTAACTTATTCCAATCACCACCCAATCTTACGATATTATAAACTTCTTGTGTACCAGCATCCATAGATATTTCACAAGTGCTAATATACTTATGAACTGGAGTTATTGCCTTCCATGCATTTTCATTCCACAAAGTTCCATTTGTATGAAGGTGAATTTTTTTAAGTTTAGGAAATTTACTTGCATCAAACTCTCTCATAAATCTCATCATTGTTTTAGAAAAGAAAGGTTCTGCTCCACCACAAATAGAAAGACCTACTAATTCAGAACCAAGTTGTTCTATTACATTATCCATTATTTTATCCATTTGGATTCTTTGTTCCCCAACAAAGTTTATAAACTCACTTCTACAAGATGGACATCCAAGATTACAAGATAAATCAAAACCAAATGTTAACCAATTTAATTTTGGGTTTTTAAATATAGGGTGTGTTTTTGGTTTAAAAGCAGATGGTATGTTTCCTTTTTTAAATGAAGATAGGTGAGGACAAAGATTTTCTTTACAAAATTTATAAGAACCATCTAATATAGATTCTCTTATTTCATTTGATTTATTACTATTAAAATTATCTTTAAAATTATCAGAATCTTTTACATCGGTAGGTAACCAACCAGGACAACAAAGATATTGACCATCGTTTGTTATCTCAGAATATGAGAACGGAGCGGTACATGCATATTCTTTGTTCATATTAATGTTGTTTCTTTATTTATTTTTTTATACCCAAGATATAATCCATATAGGTAATCCGATTTCATTGGAGGTCTTTCGTGTTCAATAGTACCCCCTTCAAAAAAATACCCATCACCTACATCTAAAACTATTTCCGTTGGAATATCGTTGTAATAAATAAATAGTGGATTTGGTTGGTTATCTGATTGTCCTAACATAATACTAAAAGCAACATCTGCTTTACCATCCCAATGTTTATCTAATACATTTCCTCTTACATACTTTCTAATCCATGCCTGATGTGGTTCTAGTTTATAATCTATATTTGATTCAAGTAATGGTCTTAACTTGTAACATAAATTCATGGCTACTTCTGAATTGTGTATTATATTAGAACCTACTACTTGCTTATCTTTGTAGTTATAATTCGAATCGAAGTAATCAATGAATTCAGTACACTCCACTTTTGATAAAATATTTAATAACCTCATACTTCTTTATATAAAATGTTTACTAGGTTTCATTGTTTCATCGTTATACATTTTATTAAATGTACATGATACGATAGATTTTTTTATTACATCTTCCATATCATCATAGTGTAGTTGTGTTCCTATTTTATTCAACTCATCTTTTATATTATTAGTATCATTACTCAACGAATCATATAGAGAGTTTATCTTATCAAACATATCCAATTGTAATATATTTTTATTATTAGGCACTTCTAACAACTTAAGTATATAACCAAATGTATCATGTAGTTGGTTATACTTCGCTCCATAATCCCATTCCATTTCATCAATATTATCAATTGATGATAGTGGTAGTTTTATAGATTTCATATCAACCAGTGGTATATCATATAATTCCCACCCTTTAGATATCATAAAGGTTTCAAATAAATGTACTATTGGTACATCGGTCCACTTTAAAAAAGAAAGAGGAGGTTTATCCTTTAGGGATTTTATTTTAATTATATCAGTACTAGTAGATACTGTATGGTCAGCAAACCTAATAGAAGCATAAATATCATCTGGATTATCTGTTTCTGTTTTCTTGGGGTGTTTTAATTCTACAAGTGTAGATTCAGGATGTGAGGCTCCTTGCCAATCTAAATTCAACCCCATATCCCATGTTCCACTAGAGTGTTCAATATCATGAGAATTTCTATCCAATATATACTCAAATACATCTTCACGAGTAAACTTGAGCAAACACTTTGGTCTACATAAAAATTGTCTTAGAGCAATTGTTCTAATAAACAACTCTGATTCATTTGTTAAATTAGAAATATCCGTATTTAGATTTATTGTTTCGTTTGATTCGGAAGATATTCCCCATGTGTTTTGTGGAAAGTATAGTGGAAGTTTTTCATAATGCTGATAACGTATTATACTATCCATTAACGAACCACGTTTCCATATAAAATAATTAGAAGATACAAATATACAAAAATCACTATCTGTTGATTCGATTATATTATTGTACATACAACTTGATAATAGTTTCCAATGATAGGTATGGTCTTTATGATAATGATGTTTTCCGTTTACATAACTTACAGAATTAAAGATATTATGTTTTTTAAATTCCAATGAAGATATATCATATGATAATCCTGTTCCATATTGTTTTTTAGAATATGGGTAATCTACATTTGAATAATTATCCCAACAGTTCTTAAATGCTTCATATGATTCATATGGATTTATATTCATAAAAACTAAGTTAATAGAATATTTAGTTAAATCAAAATCACCAAGAGAATATATTATATTTTTCGTACAGGCATCTAATTTACTCTGAGTTAATATACAGAAATTAGTAGGTACTATTATCTTAATTACAATCATAACAACTTACTTGGATTATCTATTCTATTGATTATTATTTCTGCTTTTCGTTTATGTGCACTCCACGAATAATGTCCATCTATAAGTTTTCCATTTGTATCCGATGATATCGTTTCTAGTTTAAAAGAAGGAGACCAAAAATCAGTATGTTTCCAAAATAACGTATTTATCTTTTTATGTTTTAGAAACTCTAGTAAAGATATGTACATTTTTTGATAATACATTTCATACTCTTTTTCATTTGGTATAATTTCATCAACAATATAATTTAAAATAGATTCATTGGTTCCTTTTGTATATCCATTTAATGAATCACTTATTGTGTTTCTAACTTCACCTTGTTCAAAGTTCATTACTCTACATGGCCTTGTATCACCAACAATAACCCAATCACCTTCTTTGTAGTTAATTAGATTACATATAAGTTCATGTAGTATGTGTTGGTTTGAGTTTCCACCCCAAGCACAATTCTTTTCAATTCCATTTAAGTGTTCTGACACAATTTCAGTCCATCGTTTACATCCATCTATGTATGTCATCTCATAATACTCATCTCCCCCATGACAACTATCACCACGAGTAAAGGAATCCCCAAAGAACCAACAAGTTTTCATAATAAATTTGTTTTAATTGGTTGAGGTGTTTCATCACCTAACTTATTTAAAAGTATTTTATAAATATCGTAACATCCTTTTTTACCAGGATGCCAATCTCCAATTGCTTCACCATCTCCGCTTTCATCTTGTAAAGTAGAAACTTGAATCAAATCAGTAAAAGATTTTGTATGATGATAAAAAGAATTATTCCAAGTAACAAATATAGGTGAATAATTAAACAACAATTCTTTTAGTTTTTTTATAAACTTAATTTCATTATCCAATCCATTTTTTTCCCAACCAATAGTTCTATCTACTTTCATCTTTTCTAAAGTAGGTATTCTATCCTTTTCAAGTACATGGGAATAATCCCACCATCTACCGTTTTTCAATGGGTTCTGCTTTCCTTTATAAAGTTTTTGTATTCGAGATGGGTGTGACCAATACATTATTATCCTATCACCATCTTTATATTGTGGTAAGTTTCCTAGCTGAAATATTATTGATATATTATCAGAACCTCGTTCTCCGAGTATTGTTACATCATAGTGTTCTTTTAAATAATCAGTCCAATGGTATGTAGGAATATCCCAATCCACAAAAGAATCACCACATATAAATAATCTTGATTTAGGCATAATTTTGTAATAACCTTAGTATCTCATCCAATGATTCATGTCTGTGATTATCTAATAAGTTAACTGAGTAAACATATTTAGATTCTTTAACCTTTGGTACTTCGTGTATAGCGGAATCATTAGCAAACTTCAAATCAATCTGTTGAGGGTCTCCACAAAGAACCATAGTTGAACCTTTACCCAATCTACCCAATACCATTCCAAGTTGTTGTTTAGTTAAGTTTTGAAACTCATCTACAATGACACAAGCATTATCAAATGTTCTACCTCTAAAGTGAGATAAAGATACCAACTCAATCTTTTCATCAGATTCCATCTTTTCTAAAATAGCAGGTTTGTTATAAACCTTTCTCATATTAGAACGAATTGGTACTAACCAAGGTTCCATCTTTTCATCAAGTGAACCTGGTAGATATCCATTATCTTCGTTTGATACTGTTGGTCTTGTTATGATAATTTGGTTTATCTTTCGTTGAAAGTACATATCTAATCCAATTTGTACTGCAAGTAATGTTTTTCCACTACCAGCCTTACCTAAAATAAAATTATAGGGATGATATAAGATATTTGTCTTAGCCATCTTTTGTTCTTCTGATAATGTTATGGAAAATCTTACTTTTCCTTTTGGTGGGTTTTTACTAATGTTCTGTGTTGCCATTATTCTCCTTTATAAAATTATAATTTTTAAAACCATTTTTATAACTCATGATTGAAGATACTCTATTCCAATTATCAGAATATTGTAATATACAATCATTATTCATTTCGTTTAACCAATAATCAAATGTTAAATTATAAAACACAACTCCTGAGTTAGGAGGTCTTTCTACTCTACGAGATAAAAATGCACCTCCACCATATATTTCACCTTCTGATAATTCTTGTATCGATTCTTCCCATAGGGGTGCTACATTATAATTAGACCACGCCCATCCAATGGGTGAATCGTTATAATTCCAAAATAAGCAATGTGAGTTGTGTTCGAATCTTTTGTGAAGAGTTTCTTCGGTGGGGATTCCTTCCCACTTAAAATCCAACTTCATTAAATTGGATACTCTTAACAAGTCAGGAAGGTATTGTTCGTAGTTTGATTTATCTACAAATAAGGTAGTATAGTTTTCTAAGAAAATAAGTTTCTTGAAATCTTCTTTTAATAACCTTAATTGAATTATTTTAGTTGTATCCATAAAGTAACATCTTTATGAATATAAATATGAAATATTATGAATGTTTGGCTAAAACGTACCCTAATAATTCAGATACTACATTATCCATGAATTCTTTTTCAGATTCATCTGGTTGTCTAAGATTAGAAACATGAGTAGTTCCTGTTTCATGTTTTCTATATATTAGATTTTCTACTTGTGATTTAGTAATTGCCATTTTATATTATCCTTTTTTATTCGTACCCTGTTACTAGGTAAAGTTTTTATTATGTACTACTATTCCATTTGCAATATATGAGTGTAGTTTTTCAACAGTAATATTATAAACTCTTTCTTCTGAATCTGACCTTACAATTCCTATTGTATTAATCTCTTCCCAATTACCATCTCTTAGAATAGAATCACCAACACTCAGAACTTTAGGTTCTTGTATTGATTTATATGGTTCATCATTAGGATTTGGTACCAGTGATTTCCAACCATCTTTTGTAAGGAATGGATGTTCTGGTGTAAACTCAATACCAGTATCGTTGATTGTGTATAGTGATGGCTCATCTCCTAAAGTTTTACAAGCATCACCATGACCTCCAACAGTATGTCTGTGGTCTATTGCACTAACAACAGATGATTCAATTGAATTACCATCCCAACCCAATACCTCATCTCCTACTACAATATCTTCAATGTTTTTTGTATCACCATTAGCTAATGATATTTGTGTTCCTGCTGCGAAACAGGTTATGTTGTGTAGTATGAATCCCAATCCACCAATTGTAGAACCATCAGTTACTAAGATATCCGCGGTTTCAACGTTTACGTTATATGTACTACCTGTTGCAGTGCTGAGGAAAATCATATATGATTCATCTATTGATATAAGACTACCAGTAGCTGATACTAAATAATCAGAAGAGTTTTTTACTTGAGTAGCTGGTTTAAATTTGGTTGTATCCGAACCTGAATCATATACAAGTAATTTAGCACTTGTTGGAATATATCGATACTCATCATCACCTGTTACTTTTATTTGAACTAATTCATTTGAAGCCATAGAGAATGTTGCAAATGATTCGATTACAGATGAGGTTGGTTCTGAACCACTAGCAAATGAATATCCACTTTGTTCCCATCCCATAAAATCATTTAATTCACCTGTATCAGGTAATCCGTTTATATAGTACGATTGTACTAAACTACCAGTTTCTAAATCATCCATCGAGATAGGGTCTCCACTGGATGAAATAATTCTTTCTGTTTCAAACAAATCACCTTGAAGATGTTGTTCCTTTTTTATAGTTGTAGAAAATTCGTAAAAATGCTTTTGGTTAACCGCATCAGCATTAGTGAATTGAGTATCATTTATCTCAATAGATGATGGCAAACTTAACATAGCTTGTGTATTATATGTACCAATGTTTATCGTAGATAATGTTCCACCATAAACTATACTATAATGTTTTACACTTTGAGCTACACCATCAGTTATAGAATCATTGTGTATTTCAAAATTAGTAACAATTCTATCGGTACTCTCTGATAAAAGTAGGTTTACCTTTTCTTCATCAGTTGAACCATTTTTTAATTTTAAGAAAGCTACACTAGATTGTTGTGCAGTTGATTTCATTACTAAATCAGGAAGGTTACTTGAATTAGTTTCTCTATTTAAAGAATCTATAAATACATCTTCTCCATCTATTGAACTTGAGAACCAAAAAGGAATTGCATTAGATGAAGTGTTTTCATTAAACAATCTAAGTGAAGATAAGTTGTTTTTAGCATATATGGAATCTAATATAGCATTTTCATCATAAGCTAATCTAAGTATAAATTTACTTTCATCATCATCAGGTGATGTTGGATATATTGCATCGAGTGTTTCTTCGTGTTTTACGAAAGAAGTTATTGATGATACATTATCACTTATTGATTGAGATAAAGCTTCAACAAAATCCGAATGGATTAGTGGCTTATAAACTACTTCAAATGTATCAATTGTAGTTGTATGTTCATCTATTATAGTATGTAGTGGAGATAAATCTAAATAATTTTCTATAAAATCTTTAGACATACCAGCATCGGTATTTATTTCTAAAAATTTATATCCACCAGATGAATCCTTTACAAAATCAGTTGATATTAATGTACCTTTCATTTTGTTTCCTTTGTTTTATATAAATATATTAAATCAAACTTTTGAGTGTTTGAGGCTGTTTTAATTTCTTTTTTATTAGGTTTTCTTTATAACCTTTTATCTTAGAACACATTCTGTAATCTTCGTTTTTTAAAAACCATTTCATAGCTATATCATAAACTTCATTAAAATCGTTTTTAGAAATTGATATTACATTTCCAGCATTAGGATGTATAAGTAAAACTATTTTTGTTTGATTGTTTCTATTAGCTCTATTTATGTTTTCACATATCTGATTAAATACATCATTTCCACGAGATTCTAAAAATGTTTTTATTCTAGGACTATCTGAGTTATCAAGATACTTTCTCCAATCCACTGTGTTAAATACTCTAGCCTTCATATCCAATTCCTATCTTTACTTTGTTATATTTATCAAGTAACCTTTTTCCATTATACAAATCAAATACTAAATAAGAAAAATAAGTACCTATCCAATTTGTAAACCTACCCTTACTCGTTGGGGCTTTAACAACACCCATTTTATATCCCATATATTCTGTCCATGGTTTAAATAACCAATATGCTAGTTTTGTATGTTTAGGATTTTTTCTCATAAATTTAACAACCTTTCGTGCCCACATCTGATATCCAATTACCAACTTAGGGTCTGATTCAAACATTAGTTCACCATACCTTTCATCAGCATCCCATAGTTCTTCAGATAAAAACCCTTGTCTATATAATTCATTACAAATAATCTTTCTTCCACCACCATCTCCACTTGAATTGAAAAGTGGTGTTGTAAATGGTGGGTAGTTTATTGTATCTATTGGTTGCTGTGGATTAGTATCTGATGTTGTAAAGTATGATAAATCAGGTATAGGTTTATCTACAATAGTTGTAGTAACGGGTGGTGATGTTGATTCAACAGGAGGTTTTGGAATATCTTTTTCAGGTCTGTTTCGTATTGAATCAAATAACCCACCACCTCTAGGCTTACCAACACCCTTTGAAGGTGGTTGTGTAGCAGGTGCTTCAATAGATGGAGGAGCGGATTCAAGAGTACTTGTAATTTCTTTTGTTTCCAAAGTCCAACTTCCTAAACTACCTGCGGATAAAACAGATTCATCACCAGAAGCTGGAGTAGATAAATAATCCATAAAACTTCTAAATTCAGCATCTTGGTTTATGTTATCATTTACTCGAACTTGAGCATACTCTTCAGCATCTGTAAATTGTTTATTTCTCCAATATCCATCTACTGCTTTTTTTAAATTTTCTAATATCTGTGGATGTCTTTGTGATGGTGAACCTGCCTGTATAGTAATAGACGATGGAAACTTTTTAGCGGTTTCCACCTCTAGGTTTTTTCTTAACTCATCATAATCTTTTTTCTTAACTGCCATACTATAATAAATATACAGTATTGAAAATTACTATTTAGAATTACTTGGTCAATTGATAGAAGGCTTTTTCAATAGAACCATCAAATGATAATGTTCTATCATCATCTCTTAACTTTTTAGATAAATCAAATACCTCATGAAAGATACCAAGAGAGTGGGATTCATATAAAAGTCCTTCTGTAAATTTAGATGTTGTTGACATGATTAAGGTGTATTTGTATTAATAAGTATTACAACCCACCATATTCATCATCATAAAACTGAATATTTATTCCAGCTTCTTCTAACATTGAGAAACTTCTGTGATAGTTTTCTTCCCAATGGTCTCCTTTAGTAGTAACACCTCTTTCACAAAAGATTCTTGTGATACCAGCATTTATGATTCCTCTTGCACAATCTGAACAAGGGATTCCACAACTAAGATACATAGTAGTTCCTTTGGTAGATACTCCTATTCTTGCTGCGTTGTAGATAGCATTTCTTTCAGCGTGTTCAAACCAATAATACTTCTCTGGTCTTTCTTGTCTTTCTTTTAGATTATCTTGTAATCCTCTTGGGAATGAATTGTAACCAGTAGATACAATTTCTTTATCCTTACCAACAATGATTGCACCAATCTGTGTACTTTCATCTTTGGATTTAAGTTTGACTGTGTGAGCCAGTGTTCTAAAGTATTCTACCCATCTCATAATATATAAGTATTATCTTTAAGGTTTTTAGCATACAACCATATTACCAAACTATATCGTGTACCTTTTGTTATTTCCAATACTTCATGAGGTTTGGTTGAATCTATTAGAATTACATTACCAAGTTCTTTACTACAAATAGTAGGCTCATTATTGGAGTAGGTTACCAATTCACCACCATCGTATTCATGTGCATCTGATAATTGTATCATTATGGTTAATGTTCTTTCACTCTTACTACTACCATCTATGTGTTTTTTAAAATAAGAACCCTTTTCGTATTTTATTATTACACAATCGTTTTCAGGAAAACTTTTAACGTTTAGTTTTTGTAATGGTTTTTTTAAAAGTTCAAATACACGAGAACCACTAACATAACAATCTTTTGTTTTTTTGGTACTTTGAACTTTCGTCTTACTATGTGAATTAGAATTCCAATAAAGAGAAGATGGATGAAATGAAAATCTTCGTGATATCAAACTTAATACTTTATTACAATCTTGCTTAGTAAGTAACTTTTCTTGTTTAAACATTTTCCCACTCTATTTCTTCTACTAATTCACAAAACCAATATGTTCCTTCTCTTTGAACTTTAAATGCAGTATCAACTCCTAACCATTCTTTAATCAAAGGAGCACTTTTAACTCTATCAATTGGTATTACTGCGTGAATAATATAAAGGTTATCATTAATATATCTTGCTTTTCTTCTATGAGAGGGAAATATCATAATTTGTTTTTGTTGTCCCGACAGGTCTCGAACCTATACTCTTCTGGACCAAAACCAGACGTGTTACCAATTACACCACAGGACATTTTGTGGAGGATATCGGATTCGAACCGATGACCCCTACGGTGCAAGCGTAGTGCTCTAGCCAACTGAGCTAATCCCCCTTTTGCGGAGAAGGAGGGATTCGAACCCCCGGTACGTTGCCGTACGCTGGTTTTCAAGACCAGTGCATTCGACCACTCTGCCACTTCTCCTATGTTCATAATTTTAGTAATTGTTTAACTTCTTGTTTCTCAATAGAACCTATCTTATTACCAACTGTTAGGAAAATTGTTCTACTACTATCCCAATCATATTTGTCTAATGTATAGTTTTCTGTAACAATAATTCCTTTAGATTTTTTATTCAGTTTTTTTATATTTGATTTAAAGGATGTGTTAAATTCTTTTTTAGATATAACTAATCGTAAGTATGATTTAGTAAGTACCCCTCCGATATAACTACCCTCTGAGTTTCCATCTTCAAATAAAAATACTACGTTATCACTATCCGCTGATAACTTAAACTTCTCCCCTACAAAGTTTTGTGAACTGAGTAAAGAAGAAGTTAATAGTAGTATAAATAAAAATACCTTATTCATTATCCAATATGTTTTTCAACTTTTGAATTACCAAATAGTAAATAAAAACTCCATACTAATGATACTAATAAACATACTATGTAGATAGGACTATCAAGTGGACTTACAATTGGTAATGTATTCTCTAAATCGAAATTACCTCCACCATTAGGATTTAATCCCTCTACTACAAATGAGAATAAAAATGTTAGTACAGTTAGTAATGTTGCTTTGTTAGGAAAGAATGCATTTATTCTTTTATATGTTGTTGCTAGTGAAAACCAAATCATTGGTATCGTAAGTAACCCTCCTAATAAAATAAGAATACCAGCTAATAGTGAATTTCCTCCTGCAGCAATTATCCCTACTCCTACTCCAATAAAGATTGCCATTGGAATAACAAATAGTAACATTGCTAATCCTCTTAGGAAATAATCTGTTCCATTGATGGTATTTTTGAATTGAAAGTATTTACCAAACTTCTCTTTTAATTTAATCATAATTGTGTTTTAAAAAATTAGAGCCTTTAGAGGGACTCGAACCCACGACCTGTTGATTACAAATCAACTGCTCTAGCCAACTGAGCTATAAAGGCAAACTATTGTTCAATTTAATATCTTACATATTCATTCTTAATCTGTAAGATTCTTCTTCTATTTTCTCGATTCGTTTCATCAACTCTTCGTTGGTAGGTGGAATCATACCTGTTAATTTAGATTCTAATTTATCTAACCTCGAATCTAATTGTCTTTGTAGTGATTGGTCGATACCAACCATATTTGAATTTATATCTTCAACATCACTATCAATTCTTTGATGTAAATCTCTATCGAGTTTATATACCATTCGTTCAGTATCCTCCACAAAGGATTCTACATAATTTAACTTTTTTTTTCCATTAAATACACCACTCACCGAATACCCCAAAAGGAATATTAAGATTGATGAGAATGCACCTATTACAATATAAAGTGTTTCCATAATTTTATTTTTTTTAATTAATTTTTAGTTTTTCGAAGTTTACTGATAGTATCTTCGAGTTCGTTGATTTTGTTTTCGGTAATATTCATAATGTTATTAAAGTTTCCATTAGCTGCATTAACTTCAGTATCAATTCTATTTTTGATTTTTTGTAATTCAGCTTCAAGTGTTCCTTCTAATGAACTAACCTCACCTTGTAAATCTTCAAACTCACCAAGTACTTCATCATTCTTCTTTTTTAAATTTGAAATAACAAATACACTATAAATTACAGCAGCAACTACAAGTGTAAATAATACCCCAAATCCGAATATATAAAATGTTTCCATATTTTTATTTTTTTAAATTAAACAATATTTCAAAGAACAATAGTTGTAGCCCCTAGGAGAATCGAACTCCTCTTTCTAGGATGAAAACCTAACGTCCTAACCGATAGACGAAGGGGCCGTTGTATGTGAATATATATATAAGTATATATAAATTAAATTATAGGTTGCTTATATTGAATCGTTGGTATATTTAAATGTTTACATATTTCTTTCATAATAGCAATATGTCCATCAACTGTAAGATGTGTATCTTGTTGTTGTGTTAGTTTGTTTTTTATTGACCATTTTAACATAGAGTATTCTCCATCAATTGAAAGAAAATTATTGTTTAAAAACAACGAATCATCATAACTAATATCAGGCCAGTATAAATAAAGAATATCATTACCACTATCCTTTACCTGTTTTGTTAATTCATTTATTTTGTGAGTAAGTTCATGAAAAGTATTTTCTTCATCATAAAGATGTGTTAGGTAAAATTCATACCACTTAACTAGTTCATCCATTTCTTCTTTATCTAATCCACTATCCCACCATCTTTGTGCACCATACACACTAACTGAACCTATTTCATGGGTTTGAATTTCAAATGAAACTTTATCATCTTTAATATTTGGTTCTATGTTAACTATTGCTGGTTGGAAATCTAACCACTTTTTATTAAGAGTACAATAATGAGATACTCTATGTAAGTGGGTTAGTTGACATATAAATAAAGTATCACTTATACCACCTCTTATTTGTTCTTTTACATTTCTGATAATGGTATCATTCGATTGACCTGGCCAAGCTAGATTGGAAACTTTAAGATTAGGTGAACTACCAAGCATATTAGGATATGCTTCTTTGACTCCAGATATCTGAGAATAAGAACAACCTGTAACTATTATGTTAGTCATCATCGTAGTGATTCCAATTTTTTTTATGTTTACCTTTTCGAGAATATTCTTTACTAGATTTGTGAACTTTTTCAGTAGTCTTTTTACCAATATGATGAGAGGCCTCACCATAGCTCATATCATCCCAACTCAACTTCTCTTGATATGGTTTCTTTTTCTTCTGTTGTTTCATCACTAATTAATTCCATTGTTAATGGGCCTCTGTTTCGAGAGTATTGTTCCTTAGTCCATTCGATAGTTCTATCTGTTATGAACTCTATTTGTTTAGAAGAATCTCCTTCATCTATTTTGAATATAAATTTTCTCATTTGAAATCTTTATTTTGTTTTATGGTTTGTCTTGTAATTAAATCTTTTATTTTAGTTGTTGACCAATCATGTGAACGAGTAGTGTATATAATCTTTATAGGTAAATCTTTACCTGTAAATTCTTCTCCTATATAATCTTCACCTAAAATTCTAACATCAGGTTTAAAGAATTCTATTAATTTTAATAATTCTTCTTCTGTTTGGTAGGTATAAACTTCATCAATATATCTGATAGCCATCAATGTTTTATATCTTTCGTGCAAAGATATAACTGGTTTGTATTTTGATTTCCTATGAAGCGATGGGTCTTTCTGCAGGAACACTATAAATTTATCACAATGTTTTTTTGCTTCTTCAAATGTATAAATGTAACCTGGATGTAACAAATCAAAGTTACCTGCAGTAAACCCTATCTTCTCTTTCATATTTGTTTATTCAGAACTTCTCTTAAGTTTAGCTCTTTCGTAAGTTCATTAACTGCTGAAATCAAATGCATGATGTTATGTTTTAACAAACTATCTGATATATCTTTATCTCCATATGTTTGTAAACTATTGTGTGCAATTGATACACTTCCTTTTACTCCTTCAATATCCATATCTTATTCTTCTATTAGTTCAGGCCACTCAGTATCCTCTAATACTTTATCTCTTACCAAATCAAAATCATCCACCACCTCATCGTGAACTTCATCTTGTAGGTCATCATCCCCACTTTTCCATCTCTTAACTTGGTCCTCTGTTAATTCTTCTGTATCTTCCCAACGAACTGTTGTGATAATTACTTTTCTTCTTAATTTTGCCATATCTTACCAATCATTATTATCTTTTAAAGATTCGAATCCACCTGTCTTTCTATACTCTTCGTTTAGATGTCCAAGTTCAACCCAATCTTCGCAACCCTTCTCTCTTGAATCAGAATAAACTTTTTTATCGTGATACCCATCTTCTAATAAAAGATTTTGTAATTCATCTTCACCATAAACTTCTTTATTAGTTTCAATGAACTCATCTTGGTTATCCCAATCGTAAATATTCTCTTCCAAGTACTCCCAAAGTTCTTGTGTTGTACTTCCCTCATAAGGAGGTTCACATTTTCTTAGTTTGTCAACATCAACCTCAATAGGTTCTTCTGTTGCTTCCCAAATGGTGTATCTTTCACACTTTCTTACATATAGTTTTTCACTCATTATTTTAAATTTAAATTATTTGTATTTACAAATATACGAAATTATTTTCATATATCCAAATTTTTTATTGGAAATCTATATTCCAACTTATTGATATTCTTTTTTTCTCTGTATCATTGTATTGTAAACTACCATGTTTTAACCATGATGGAAATGATATTATTAAACCTTCCTTTGGTTGTACATCTATTTGTGGTGCTAACAAATCATTTTCTGATTCAGGTAATAGTTTAGCTAAAGTATCTATTGGTGATTGCATAATAAACTCACCTCCATTTTCTAAATTAGATGAAACATATAGTACACCAGAAAATCCATTGGTAGGACTTCCTGCACCAAGATGGTCGTGTAATTCTTGATAAGCTCCTTTTCCTCCAACAGTCAACCAACAATCATCAATCAAAAACCCTTTAGCTATAAAATTAGATTCTACCATATATCGTGATGTGTGTTCAACTATCAGTTCCTTTAAGTAATCAGGAAAGAATTTTCTATCAGTATCACAGAATATATTTGTTTCTGTATTACATTTCCATTCGTTGGTTTTGAATAAATCTGAGTTTTCTTTTATATACTCTGATACATCCTTTTGTAATTTAGAGTGTATTTTCTCATCAATTTGATTAAAGTATATTGGAGTAGAGAATAAATGATTTACCATGATTTATATTATTTTAGTTTGAGGTTTAAAAAAGATAACTAATGCCTTTCGTATTCCTCTTGTTATTTTAGTAACTTCGTGTCTGTGTTTACGTCCATCTAACATTACATACTCACCTAGGTTGAATAACCCAATATCGGCATCTTCTATTAAAAAATTACCTCCATCAAAATCATCGGTTAGTAATATAATAGTAACATTTCTTAAGAAATCTTTATGTTTTGCTGAAAAATCTCCTTCTCCATATTCCATTGTATATAAAGATTCAACTATATTGTTTTTCGAAAACTTATTGGATAACCAGTTATTAAGTATTTCGTTTTCTGTATTATATACTTGAAAAAGAGTTGGGTTCAAACCACTTCCATTATTTAAAATATATGGATGAGTATCTTTCCATTCTTCTTGTGCTTCTTCAAATGTAAGTATTTTAGTTTGATTAAGTTGTTCTAATAAAAAACTTAATTCTTCTTTTGATAATATATCTTTAGTGTAGTTCATGTATTAGTTTGAAACAATTATTTCACCAGTATTCCAACTTGGTATATACCATCTGAAATTATGTTCTTTTAACATATCGATTATTTTAACTTGCATCTTCATTGAATTACCTGTAATTACTCTACATTCAAATAATTCATTGTGTGATTCCATCAATACAAAATCTTCAGCTCTATCAACTGCAACATCATGTGTTAATCCATGTAAATCTAATTCATTCATTTTTAATTAATTGATTCTTTCCAAAAAACTTGAATACACATAATCATAATACATAATCCAATTTGAACCCAAACCTTAGAAGTCATTGGTTGATTAAAGAAGTATTGTGTTAGAATAGCATATACGATTATACCAACGGAGAATCCCAAGAATCGATTTGCCCATAATGAGTTACCGAACCCCTCAACACCAAGTTGAGTTGATTTGAGAAACAACCAAGTGATTGGTAAAGCGGCTACATACCAACCCCACCACTCAGGTCCTAACTTTGGATATTTAAATTGTAGATTGTGTTGTAACCAAGCACCACCTTGTGCGAGGATAAACAAAAAGGATGCCATAAAAACGTACATCCATTTAATTGTATTTGTTACTTCCATTATATAGTTTTTATTACTGATTCAACAGCTTCTTTATATTGATTTAATTGTTCGAACTTAGTACCACTTAATACTATTTCAGTTTTTTCAGTATAGTTACCATCATCATCAGTTACATCAATTGGAACCTTACCATCATATTCCCAATGAGGAGTGGCTAAAACAATTGGGAATTTATCTTCTTTCATATACCAAGCTATGGTACCACTCATAGTATCTTCTTCAACCTTCCATTTACCGATTGATTTAATTTGAAGTATATCTTCGTTATTTATATATTCCATTATATTAAATATTTAGGTCCATAAAATTCCCACTTATCCGAACCATCGAAAATATTACCTCTCGAATGTTTAGCAGGAGTAGAGTATGAAGCAGGTTTTAATAAATCACCTTTACAAACCAATGTTCCTTTGAACACACCTTCCCACATAGAAACGAATCCCCATACGGTAGTACCATCAAGTATCTTTATATACTTCTGTCCTTTTTTCGTTTGGAGGGGTTCGTAAGGTTTATAGGAATAGTTCTCATCCCAATATTGTTTTCTTTTTTCATTTACCTCATCTAGCCAAATCTCAAATTTACTCATAGTTTTATCTTTTAGTATTATTAATTATTTACATAGTAAATATACGAAAAATATTTCATATATCCAAGTCTTTTCTCATTTATTTTGCAGAGAGTATTTCCTTACGAGGTTTTCATCTCTTTTATCAGATTGTCAATAACTTGTTAAAAACTTTTTATTATGGTTTCAAAAATCCGCTATAGTTATAGCTGCAGACAGACTTAAAAAAAAGTATATAACCTACTACTTAAACACTGCAATAGTATAGCACTAAGATAGTGTCGGTCTTTTAAAATTTTTTTTCGGTCGTTCCTAAGAAATTTTTTCCCCTTCTTTTTATTGATAGTTTATCTCAGCAGATTCCCATTCCACGTCTAATCCCTTTAATCTTAGCTTATTCTCTTATCTCTCCAGCTGCCAATCTTAATTCAGCGGGGTTTAAATCGAGGTTTATATAAATATTAGTTGGAGTGTAGAGTTCTTTTCGGTA